TCCGCCTGATGCATAACCAGATACATCGCTTGATTGGCCTGCAGGCCCGGCTGTCGCTACTGTTAAATCACCAACATCAGTCGCATTGCCGTCAGCCGCAAAGGGGAACTTATCAATTATCATGCTCCAATTGCCGGGGTCCATTCCGCCTGAAGTATACCCAGATACAGTACTTGACTGACCTGCCGCCACATATCTTGCTTGTGTTAGATCACCAACATCTGTTGCATTTCCGTCAGATGCAAAAGGAAACTTGTCAATAACAGTAGAAGTTGGAAAATGGCCACCAGACGAATAACCCGACACTGTACTCGATTGACCCGCAACGGTCTGTCTTGCTACTGTCAAATCGCCAACGTCTGTTGCATTACCATCAGCTGCAAAAGGAAACTTGTCAATAACAGTAGAATAGGGAGGTGCAGTCCCACCAGAAGTATATCCGGATACTACGCTTGATTGCCCTCCACATATTTGTCCTCTTAATACTGTCAAATCGCCAACGTCTGTTGCATTGGCATCAGATGCAAAAGGAAATTTATCAATTACATTTGTGGACGCGGTTCCGCCTGAAGTATAACCGCTTACCGAGCCTTGTGCATGTGACGGGTTTGATACATGTACACTTGCTATCTTATCTTGAGTAATTTTTATTGCCATTTTTCTATCCTAATATTTTATACTCGTTTGTTGACATTATACTTGTTGACCTGCTAAACTATAACGACCCGCTGTTAAATTTCCTACATCAGTTGCATTACCGTCAGCCGCAAAGGGGAACTTGTCGATAATATTAGATTGGGCAGGGACTTTGCCACCAGAAGAATAACCAGACGCGGTGCTCGATTGACCAGCTGCCTGGCGTTTTACCGTCGTTAAATCACCAACATCAGTAGCGTTAGCGTCAGATGCAAAAGGAAACTTGTCGATAATATTTGTGAACGCGCCGCCATCGCCACCAGAAGTATATCCGGATACTGTGCTCGATTGACCAGCTGCATACCTTGTTACTCTTGTCAAATCACCAACATCAGTTGCATTACCGTCAGCCGCAAAGGGGAATTTATCAATTATATTTCCAGACCCCAATGTGCTATACCCAGCTGAAGAATATCCGGATACTGCGCTTGATTGGCCAGCCGGGGAATATCTACCTTGTGTTAAATCACCAACATCAGTTGCATTACCGTCAGCCGCAAAGGGGAACTTGTCGATAACATTTGTAAGCGTCATGGCGCCGGTTGGATTGGTTCGCCCGCCTGAAGTATAACCAGACGCGTCGCTTGATTGACCAGCCATATAATAACGAACCTGTGTCAAATCACCAACGTCAGTTGCATTTCCGTCAGAAGCAAATGCAAACTTATCAATTGTATTCTGCAATGCCTGTGCCGGCCACGTGTTTCCACCTGAAGTATACCCAGATACAGTACTTGACTGACCTGCCACAGCATATCTTGCTTGTGTTAGATCACCAACATCTGTTGCATTTCCGTCAGATGCAAAAGGAAACTTGTCAATAACAGTAGAAGCTGGAAACATGCCACCAGACGAATAACCACTTACCGAGCCTTGTTCAGGCGTCGTTGGATGATCGGCAAATTCTAAATAGTCATTTACAACAAACTTTGTTTTGTCACCCGGGTTAATATTACCGGATGCATCTACAACTACGGTACCTTTTACTTTATATGTCATATATCTTATCCAGCATCTGTTGGGTTTGTGATAGTTTCGCTAAACGGATCTATCTCTGTGAAATCTATTATATCATCACCAGCATCTTCAAAGTCTATATTATTTGCAATAGGATCTTTTGTTTTTAATGCAGTGAGCGAAGTAACAGCAGTTGTTTTATAATTATCAAAAAATGTATCTATATCCGATACACCAGTTTGGAATCTTTCATTGGAATATTCAAACAATTCGCACTGAAGGTCGAACACTTGTAAAGCACCACTCTGATAGAAGACGCTCTCATGTTCAACGTGAGTAATTTTAAAGAACTTGTTAACCATTGGAAAGTATACTAGTTCTCCTTCCTTTGGTCTTAAAATAGTAGGGATTATGTTAGTTACATTTTTCTCAAATGTTCGCATTGCAACAGTAAATGTAACTTGGTCACGAATTTGTAAACCAAACCTACTAAGGAAGTCGCCTTCACCTTGAAATCCATCAACACTCTTAACATACATTTCCATTTCATATGAAGTATTAAAGATCGAAAGATCATCTTCATTTAATATATTGTCTACAGCCTGCAAACTACGAGTAAGATAATACGTGTCTATCCCATAAATCTGAATAGACTCGATCACCAGGTCATCAATGAGAGTCTGTTCGTTTGAATAATCATAATTATTAAAATATGCGTTAGTAGCCATGTATTAACCCACAAAATTATAGGTAAGCGGTTGCAGGGAATTAATAGCGTTTTCTTCCATCTCTTTTCGATCTGTCTTAGCTTCGCTTAATATTTGCTCACCGTTAAACTGTACACCACCTACAAGTTGCATGTTTGTAAACTTCGTTAAATTAAATCCCCATTGTTCTCTTACTAGAGCTGAAGTGTAATTTTGAAGAAAGCGATCTTGCCAAACATCAGCATATGTTTCACCACTTATGATATCATATCCTTCAATGATAATATGCGATCCTGCGACCATTATATTTTTCTTACCATCAATATAAAGGCGATTTACATGGCGGTTATATCGTACTAAAGGTTTTCCTACTAAAATTTCCTGAAGAAATTGCAGATGAGACATTGACATATAATAGTTCTGTATACTATATCCTGTAATATCACTGAGGTTATTTAAAACGAATTGGTATTGCACATTAAAAATGCCAGTACCCGTTGACACAGATGAGCTCAAGTCAAATATTCGAGTAACACCGAGCATATTTTCCGGTACTGTGACATAACCTTGATCTATTTCAGCTTGGGTGAGCTCGTGCTTAAGATAAACCATTTGACTTCCATCATAATGATAATCTCTCCAAAAAGATATAGCTTCGTCAATACGGTCTTCAATTTGTTCTTCGGAAACATTTATTTGAATGACCGGAGCACCTATTTTACGAAGTACGTAATCTTTAAACTCTTCGCGTGTTGTTGGTAATGCCATGTGAGTTAACCTATTTTTGTTTATATTTATAAAAAAAGAGCTATTGTCATTTTTCTATTGACATTTTTCAAATAATAGATATAATAGAATTATCTATTCTGGGAGTTGTGGTACTAGATTACAATAATTTAATTCAATGCAGGTACCATTTTTCCATTGACATTTCTTCAACAATGAGTATAATAGAATTATATATTCTAGGAGCCATGGTATTAGACGCGTTCTATATCTTCTTCAATGCAATTACTGCCGTACTGTATTTCAACTATCCTAACTTCATCATTTGTATTATTTATCAATTGATGCCATGTATGGACCGGAATGTATATTTCACCATGTTTTTTAAGTACTGATGTCTGTATATTATCTAGATCATCACCATGATTTACGGTTGCTTCTCCGTAACTTACAATCCAATATTCACTTCTTGTTTCGTGTTTCTGCAAACTAAGCGATCTTCCAGGCGCAACAACAAGTTCTTTTACTTTAGTGGATGGGCCATCAGAATGAAGTACGCGATAATATCCCCATTTTCTTTCTGTTTTTGGTGTTTTCCACTCAGTAAGTATTTTACTGCTGGAATTCATCTTGTGAATTCCACCTACTCCGAAAACAAATGATAATCTCTTATCTTTAATTTTCATTTCTGGAATGTTATCATCTGTTCTATCTCCACCGTTCGCAAAGATAATTTCAGCGTTTGGATACATATTTAAACAATTATGAATTGCCTGGGATGCACCACCATCGCTATCGTCGAATACCATTACAGAGTCAACGACAGAAAGATTTTTTACAATCTCAACTCTTTCGTTAATATCCATAAACGGTTGGCCTTTTTTACGAGTCAGCCATTCGTTGCTATTTACCCCAACAACTAGCACGTCCCCTAACTTTTTCGCTTCATTAAAATATGCTATATGACCAGAATGAATCGGGTCAAATCCGCCTGTAACTAAAACTACTTTCATTATCAATCTCCTAAATGCATATTTGAAACTTCGCCATCAAAGAAAAACATTTGCCACATTCTACAATCATGTATATTGCTACCAAAATATTCAGAAGCAGCATGTATTGATCCACCTTCGAATATAACTAATCTGTTAAAAATATTACCAAAAGAATCTACCGTATCGTATGGAGTCTTATCTAAAAATGTATTTCCAGGAAATACTTTATGGCCAGTCCCATCGTTCCAATTAATTTGGGAATTATGATGGATTTTAGTTTCTCTATGCATATAGGTACTTGTACCAGTTTGTGGTGGGGCATCTGGAGTTAGGTATATCATAGCGGCCCATTTTTGTTGGTCACAGTGATATACTAATTTTTCACCGGCGTGGTTGTGTTGAAACCTTCCGTTCATACCATATGTTTCCCATTCGCTAATTCTTTCGCCAATGATACTTTCAAATGTTTCCTTTAGTCCTGGAAAAAGGTGTTGTGTTCTTGTTCTTTTACCGATATACCCGTCATCATCAAAGTATTCTTGTTGAAGCGCAAATTCTCGCATCGCGTAAGGATCCGCATAAAAATTATCAATTATGAATGCTCTTTTGTTTTCTTGTAGATTGGGGTTAACCGCGTATACAGAAGAATCGTCATGATGAGTAATTTCTTCATCTTGAACTTCTATAATTTCTTCTTCTGTAATTTCTTCTTCTGTAATAAGCCAATTTTTCATATTAAAAACCCATGTGTTTTTGTCTAACGAAATCTAAATCGTATGTTGTTGCTGAGATTGGTGTTTCTTCACCTTCAAATACTTCTTTATTAGGAGACAACTTTCTCCAACCGATACCCCATTTACGTGTTAAATAATCAATATTTAACTCATTTGAGTGGTCAAGCTTTTCTTTTAAACCATTTTCGTTTTTCTCTGTTTGACTACCGGTTTCATAATACATTGTACTATCACCGTGTCCATGCATATATTTATTCTCTAGACCAACAATCTTTCGAATAGGACGATGCGACATTCGCATAATATAATCGGCATCTTCACAATATGCGGGGTATGTGTTTTCATCAAACAACCCAAATACCTTTACAACGTTTTCTCGAATAAGGAAAAGATCCCACGCGCCAACATTAAAGTCTCCAGCATTTGGATGTATCATGCCGACCATTGGATCGCCGTTTATTCTTTCAACCATTTCGCCTAAAAGACCAGGGCCAAAGGCGACATCGTCGTTTGCAATAATCCAATAAGGAGCTAACATATAACATTTAATAATAAGGTTCCAAGCACCTGCGCACCCTACATTTGCAGGCATGTGAACTACTTTAATATTATCAATAAACTTATGATCCATTTTAACCAAACGGTTGAGCTCTTCATCTAATTCACCCCTGCCATTATTGTTTATAATGACAAAGTTTTCTACAGGATAGTCAACACTCATAATAAGTCTTGAAATCCAATAAGTGCTATTTACAACTGGTGCACCTATGACTGGGATTTTATCTACCATATTCACCAACTCCTTTATATTAATATTATTTCCGTTTTCTTTCCACCAATCAGTTATAAATTTACTACTCTGATTTTGGATTGTGTCTATATTATCCTTGTTGTCCTGTCTTATAAGAGTGGAATCATGTACTCTATTTTCTGTAAAGAACGGAAACACGTAGCATCTTTTATAGTTATAAGGATATATTACATTCTCAGGTAAAGGAATGTGTCTTGTCTCTTTTATTTTTAGGTTGAAAGAATTTGTTTCTACATCGTAGAAGTCATCCAATATTTCCTTTGCATATTCTCGTCGCATTAAATATGCACAACACGACCAATCATTCCACCTTTTTCTTCTTATTCTCATGTCACTCCAATTAACTGGATCTTCTTTAATTAGTGACATTTGAATAACCTGCCAATCTTGTGGCAACGGTTCGATAAATTCACTGAAATCAAAGTTCCAATAATCGGCTAGAGAAAAATTAATATCATCTTCGCAAAAGAAACCAATTTCTTCATCGGTCTCTGTATACCAACGGTATATCATATGTAAATGGGATACTGCAACAGATAGTACTTCAGAAGAAATACCTATAGGACTTAAGTGTGGACTTGTTATATCTAATTGTTCTCGGATATCAACGGTTCTTCCATCGTATCCTTCAATCATACAAAAATTTACTCCTCTTGAGGACAGCTGCGATTCTAAATCGCGCTGCCTCTCTAAGGAATCTTTTAAAGAAAGATAATATACTGTTGGAAAGTTTTTAAGCTGCTTCGCCATTATTAGTTCTGCCCATCATATAATCTTCAGCCATTTTTGTAGAATCATCGTTATTCTTTAAAATGCTAAACTCATTAGTATTTATAATATCTGGATGGACAAACCAATCTTCATAAGGCCTATCCTTATCAGGAGATATGTTACCAACAACAAGTTCATAGCCATACGATTTTAAATATTGTCTAGCTTTTTCTCTATATCCGCCGGTTGGATCTGCATAATGATCATGCTCAAATGTAATTACTCCAAACCTTTTGGTTTCAAACGGCATTGATAATAGTACTTTAAAACTTACTTCGGGCGGATCACAATCAATTTGCAGATAGTCAATATCCTTACCAAAGCCAAGACCATTTAAGAATGAGTCGTAATTAACAGTAGTCGCATCTTTAAGAAGACACGTATGGTTTCTTTCTTTGTTATGGCCAGCAACAAACTCTTCGCTTATATCAAATGATACGCCATTCCAACCATAATCTTTTTCTAATAAGTATGTGTTATTTCCGTATGTAGGATGACCAGAACCAACTTCAACGTAACTACCGTTTTTCTTACCGCCGAATAATGTAAGAACAAACATATCTTGGTAAGCTTCAGAATAATTCTGTTTGATATTTTCAGAACCAGAAAATTGATTTTTTAAACTACTATGTTTTTCATTTGTATATAATGTAAGACTTTTAGATGTGAATGCTCCTAATCTTACGAGGTTTTCATATACTGAATTGCGATACTCATCTTTCAAATCATAATTTGTATAGAGATCCATTAACATACTTCTTGAATCCTCACTAAGACCACACCACCAAGCAGTATGAGCTTTTTGGAATAATAAGGCATGTTTACCAGGGTAATCCACGACAGTCCTGAGAGGCTCTAATACGTCGTCTGTAAAGGAGTAACCAATTGACGCAGTTGTATACGAGTCAAACCATTTACCGTCACCAGGATCATTTTCATAAAACTTACTAAGTAAATAATAACCTTCAGGGCGATGTGGTTGTGTTGCTATTGCGTGCTGCACGATACCCTTTACAGTAAATCTTCGAGTACCTTGTTTTTCAAAACACATCGCAGCCCGAATGAGACATTCGTATTTTAACAAATCTTCTTCTGTTCTTTCGGCTGTGCGAATATAAAAAGAAATCGCAGAAGCTAGTTGCCCAATTGTATCGTAGTGTAGAGCTAAATTCCAATTACTTTCAGGGTTATTTGGATCCATGATATAAGTTTTTAACATGAATTTTAGACCAGTCATTCCAAACATTTTTCCAAATTTTTCGGGGCTAATAAGATTTAACCATTCTACTCTATTTTTGTCAAAGTCTTTATATTCTAATTCACCATTTGGTATATCTAAAGTTTTTTGCTTACCTTTTTTAATTATCCCACAACCATGATCTGTATTAACAGTGTACATTTCCAAATCTTTTCGAGTTGCTCTTAAATTGACAAATGCTTTCCAGCAATCACCATTCCAAGTACCTCCTTTAAATGGTATGATTTGATGTTCTTCCTTAAGTGGGTTCATATCGTGACATACTATATAACCACCTTCATTTAAAATATCAACTGCGTTTGTAATATCACGATGAACTTGATCTGCGTGATGTAAACCATCAACAAATATTACATCAAAAGTTTCTTTATTTTTTTCAAAAAATTCATCGGACGTTATAACACAATCAGCTTTTGACAGCGGTTCTGGGTCAACACTTACTTTGTGTTTGCATTTTATTTCTCTCCAATTGTATCCTTCTGAAATTCCTATTTCAAGATAGCTCTTTGCTTCTATTTTGTTTATGAGAGATTGTATAATATCAGTTCTGTTCATAATAATTTTCCTCTCAACCAATCATATCTTCAATTGTTTTTGGATTTACTTCTAAGATAAATGCTGCATTATCTTGGAACCCGAATGTAATAAGTATTTTATCTTTGTAATGACACATGCCTGCTGAAAATTCAGTATGTCCGTTCATTAAAGAAAAATCTTTTGAATGTTTTAGTATATTCCAGTCTTTATCAAATAATATAAACCTATGTCGATACACACCATCTTTTCTTCCAACATCACTTTTAAATAAATCAACGTCATGAGTAAGTGTAAGGTAATTATCACCAAACGGAATTACTTGCGAACCTCCACGCGGATCCTTACTTAAAAAATTACCAGAAGATTGTAAGTGGCATGTTTCTGATTCGACCCAATTTGATTCAAAAACTTTGTCATCAGTTGGAGTTTCGTTAACTTTTACAACTTCTACTGGGTTACACCATTTTACATATTTAAAAGGCTGGTCTGCAATTGGCATCCAATTCTTTTCACAATATGAATTCTTATCGTTTGGTGGATGAATTCTCCATCTTGAAACTTCTACAACACTATCTTCACGCACTTCAATTTCACAAAGTTCCATTCTCCCTTGGCCGTTTTCAGTTGTATCACGTCGTACTCCTGATGTAAATAGTTTTCCATTCCATTCAATTAAACGCGCATCCTCAAGACCAACAAAGTCCCACATTGGTTTGTAGTTGTCAAATTTGCTTGTGTCTATTTTATTAAACCGAGTTATTTCAAACGAATCGTCTAATTCGCAATAATAGTTTTCTGTCCTCAGATGCATATCGTTCTCGGGATGCAAATACGTAAGAGGTCCCCACGGGTGTTGAAACAGTTTTCTTTCTGAATGATAGAAAGTATAGTTTACGTGTCTTATATTTACAACAAGTTTACCGTCTATATTCAATATAGACGGGTTCATTAAACCTGTGCCGTTTGTAAGATTTGATGGAATAATGAGGGGGTAAATATCACCCCCATCATTTAAAACGTTTTTTGCAAAACTATCACTGTCGCCGTAATGATACGTGCTTTCAACTTCTTGTCCATTTTTAGTTTTTTCGAAAAAACTCATAATATATTTTCACTCCATAATAAAACATAATAAAACTAGAAGTTACTTATTTTTAACTTCTTCCTTTAGTTTATTTATCGCGTCGATCATGATTGCAATTAAAGGAATATATGAAACAGTTCTTTGACCATTGCCATTTTTCTTTACAAGCTCAGGCATGATTTTTTCTAATTCTTGCGCCATAACACCATAACTCAATTCTTTTGTATCTTTCCAATTAAACTTATATGTATCAATTTTATCAAGTATTGAAAAGCTATCATTAATTGGTAAAATATTTTCTTTAACTGTTGCATCTGAAAGTGAATTAAAGCCTGTTGCTGACAAGTCGCCAGTAGAAGGATTAAAATACAGTTTTGTTGTTGACGACGTAATTGTTTGAACAGATCCAGTTGCTCCAACAAAAACCGGATAAAAATCTTGATTTGTTGATGTATCATTTAGTGATTGCAATTCATATGCAGAAGCAGCTTCTGCAGCTCCACCTTGAATACCTTGTCCACCAGTAATACCTTGGATACCTTGCGAACCAACGCCAGTAATACCTTGGATACCTTGACGACCCTGAATACCTTGT